CGTGAGACATCATGGACTGTTCGACACGCGCAGCTCGTCACGACACAGACGCTCGCGGGTTCACCGTTGACCGCGCGTATCGAGTGAGCTACTCTCATCGGCGAGGTTGCAACTCCATGAAGACAGGTCTGTCGTGGCTCGATTGGGTCGTTCTGTTCGGGGCGGCCGGTCTGATCTTCGTCCAACTGCGAAAGGTGCATACGCGTATGAGTGAAGTACAGGACAAGCTGAACGCCATTCTGGCGATCCAGGCGGAACAAGCGGAAGCGATCGATGCGCTGACGACAGCGCAGACTGAAACGTCGGCCGACGTGGACAAGCTGATCGAGCTGGTCAACGCCCTGCCGAGCGGTGACACGCCCGAAGAGATCGCGGCCGTGACTGCCGTGCTCGAACAGGCGACGGCGGTGCGTGACAAGGTGGTCGCGCAGAAGGATGCGGCGGTCGCCATCGCGGCGAAGTACACGCCGCCCGAGACGCCGGCCGAACCCGTTCCTGAGTCGTAACGTCGTAACGGGCATCCTGCCCGTGGCCGGGCGCGCGCGGTAGCTGGGGAGCCGTCACGCGCGCCCGGTCCTATTGTATGTCCCACTCGCATTCCCTCTCAACCTTCCGCTTCGTGCTGCTGCGCGATCCGTGTGTCTACTGCGGCGACTTCGCCGATACCATCGATCACATCGTTCCACGCTCGCATGGCGGGGAAGATCACTGGATGAATCTCGCGCCCGCATGCTACGCGTGCAATGGGGCGAAGAAATCGCGGTCGCTGCTCGAAGTGCTCGTCGGCGCGGATTGGGCGCGTCAACGGATTCAGGCCGTCTCGCCGGGCCAACGATCCGACATGGCGAAGCGCGAGAAGCATGCGATGAAGAAGGCACGCTCGCGGCGACGTGATGAATACGCGCGCTTCAAGGTCTTGTGCGCGTCTGTGCGACCGATGAAGCGCCGATTGTTCTATCTGTGTCAGCCGCCGTGCTAATCTCGCGATCGTGGAACTCCCGCCCGCGATTCTGATCAAGAAGCCAACCGATCTCCCGCCAGGATTGCGCGAGCTGCAATATCGCGAGTGTGAGAAGGACTTGCGCGCGTTCGTGCGGTGTGCGTGGCATATCGTTGAACCCGAGACGCCATTCAAGCCGAATTGGCATCTCGACGCGATCGCCGATCATCTGATGGGCGTGTCGCTCGGTCACATCCGGCGCTTGATCATCAACATCCCTCCGCGCCACGGCAAGAGCGCGACGACGTCGGCGTTCTGGCCGGCCTGGGAATGGATCCAGTGGCCGCATATTCGGAGCATCTTCCTCTCATTCAAGATGGACCTGTCTCTTCGAGACAGCGTCAACACGCGCCGCGTGATCGAGAGCGAATGGTATCAAGCACGATGGGGGGACCGTTTCTATCTGCTCGACGATCAGAATATGAAGCGGCGGTTCGACAACGACAAGCTTGGGTTCCGTCAGTCGAACAGCTTCGAAGCCGGCGCGACGGGTGAAGGCGGCGACAAGGTTGTCGCGGACGATCCGATCGATCTTGACGAACAGGACAACTTGCGCGCGATGGAACGGGCCGCCGAATTGTGGGATGGCGTGTTCTCGTCGCGTCTGAACGATCCTCAGCTCGGCGCGCGCGTCGTGATCATGCAGCGCATGCACGAACGTGATCTCAGCGGGCATCTACTCGCGACGGCTGGCAACTATCTGCATCTGATGTTGCCGGCGGAATACGACAGCAAGCGGAAATGCGTCACGTTCGGCAGCGTGCGTCCTGTGCCGCTGGGCACACCGAGCGCCGATCCGTCACCGTGGGGCAAGCGACGCGCGTCGAAGGTGGCCGCGTATCAGCGCGTAAAATTCGAAGACCCGCGCTCGATCGATGACGAACTCATGTGGCCGTCTCACTTCACGGCCGATGTGGTCGCCGCCGCCAAGACGCCGGGACTCGGACAAGGCCCGTGGCGATTCGCCGCGCAGTACAACCAGAATCCTGTTCCGCGCGACGGCGAGATGTTTCCGCCGAAGCACTGGCAGTACTGGACTCGGCCGCCGATGACGGAGCGATCGACGCTGAAGTTTGATGACTGGCTCCAGTCGTGGGATTGCACGTTCAAGGATTTGGCCGATTCCGATTACGTCGTCGGGCAAATATGGGCGAAGCTCGGCGTGAACTACTATCTGATCGATCAGGTGCGCGGGCGCTGGTCGTTCACGCGGACATGCGACGAGATCAAGCTATTGTCGAAGCGTTGGCCGCAGGCAGTCCGGAAATTGGTCGAGGATAAGGCGAACGGCACGGCCATCATGGACGCGCTGAAGAAGACGCTGCCGGGCCTTGTGCCGGTGGAACCGCTCGGCGGAAAGATCGCACGCGCATTCGCCGTGCAACCGTTGCAGGAAGGCGGGAATCTCTACCTGCCGGCGGATGGCTCGGAATGGATCGAAGGCGCAGGGTCGAAAATGACCTGGGTTCCGCACTTCGCGGCTTGGGTTCCGGATTTCGTCACGGAGTGCGCGCGCTTTCCGAAAGGCGTCAACGATGATCAGGTGGACGCCATGACGCAGGCGTTGAACTACTGGATCCCCAAGGCGAACGTCGGCATCCCCATGCCGATCGCGATCGCGAAGAACAACCAGCCGTGGCAGGGGATTCTTTAGCCGTCCATCTCGGGCAAGTCCACAACCTGTCCGGCGAGCGCATGTGTGCAATCGTTCAGGAAATGCAGCTTGCCGTCCGTCAGGAAGAAGTGACAGCACTTCGGCGTCATCGCTTCACCTTCCGTCCACTGAGCCCGCACGCTCGGCGTGACGGTCGGTTTCTCGAAATTTCCATTCCATCCCCAGAGCGGACCTGAGCCCGGTATCGAGCCATCGCCTTGCACGCGTGGGCCGTGCCACATCCCGCATCCAGGGCAGTCGAACAAGAGCTGATCGCCAAACAGCTTTGATTTCATAGGGATAGTGTAGCTCGGGTCTGGTGTGGCTTGCGCGTGTGTTGTAGGGTGATGGGCAAATGGCGACGTCGAACTACTACTCGGAACTCGGATCGACCGGCCTCAATCAGTGGGGCGGGTACATCAAAGAAGAGTTCCTTCGTCAGTTGCAGGGACCGCGCGGCAAGCAAATCCTCCGCGAGATGGCCGACAACGACGATACGGTCGGCGCATGCCTCTATGCGATCGAATACTTCGCCCGGCAAGTAGATTGGCGAGTCGAGTCCGACGACGGAGTCGGTTTCAGCACGCCCAACGGGGCCGATCGCGACGAGAAGACCGAGTTCGTCCGTCAGTGTCTTTTTGACGACATGAGCCAGCCGTGGTCCGATACCGTGGCCGAAGCGTTGTCCATGCTCGTGTTCGGGTTCTCGCTATTCGAGATCGTCTACAAGCGGCGTGTTGGACCGGACGAAGCCGATCCGATGAACCGGTCGTTCTTCACGGATGGCCGCATCGGCTGGCGGAAATGGGCTCCGCGCGCTCAGGAAACGATTGACCGTTGGGAGTTCGATGACGCAGGCGGGATCAAGCGCGCGCATCAGATCAGCGTCGCCGGCCATCCTGAAGCATGGTTGCCGATCGAGAAGTGCTTGCTGTTCCGGACCACGACTCGGAAGAGCAATCCGGAAGGCCGATCGATCCTGCGAAACGCGTTCCGGTCGTGGCAGTTCAAGCGCCGGATTCAGGAATACGAAGGCATCGGCATTGAGCGCGATTTGGCCGGCATCCCGAAGTTGAAGTTGCCGGAGTCGGTCAACTTCGTCAATCCGAACGATCCGAACATCCAAGCGTTGCTGCACTACGCGAAGAGCATCGTCACATCGATCCGGAACGATGATCACGCGGGCGTGGTGTTGCCGTTCGGCTGGGATTTGGATCTGCTCGGCACGGCCGCGAAGAAGCAGTTCGACACGAACGCTGTTATCACGCGGTACGATCAGCGGATCGCGATGTCGCTGCTGGCTGACTTTATCCTGATCGGGCACGACGCGGTCGGTTCGAAGGCGCTGAACGTCTCGAAGCTGAAAGGCTTCAGTCTGGCGATGACGTCGTTCCTGGATCACATTCAGGATGTGGTCAATCGCATCGCGATCCCGCGTCTGTTCAAATTGAACGGCTGGCCGATCCAGAAGTTGCCGAAGATCAAGCACGGCGAAGTTGAGGATATTGATCTGGCGGCACTGGCCGACTACGTTCAGAAGCTCAGCTCGTCGGGGATGCCGTTGTTCCCGAATCCGGGCCTGGAGGCCCATTTGCTTTCCGTCGCGAAGCTGCCTGTACCGGAGGAAGGGACGGTCCAGCCACAGCCCAAGGACGATTCTGAGAACCCTGACGATCCGGAGGGCGGCGACGACCCGCAGACCTAACGTAGATGGCCTCACCGTCCGCCTATACGGTGCTCCGCGATACCTTCGCGGACGCCGTCACAGAAGCTCGCGCGAGCGTCGGCGAAGCGTTTCTCGCGCAACTTCTTGAAACCCGCAACGTCGCCGGGCTCGGCCGTGCTTTCGATCAGACCTTCCAGCGGAACCGCGAGACGATCGAAGGCGCGCTCGCGAAAGCCGTTCGCAAGGGCCTGCGAGAGGGCCAACAGAAGGCCGGTCTGACCAGCGGCGTCTCACTTGTTCTTCCCGACAACATCGACCAGTACGCCCGGCTGCGCGCCGCGACGCTCGCGCGTGGCTGGGAACTCGAACAGCGGGCGCTGTTGGAAAAGCTCGTGTCTGGCGGTGTCCGTCCTGGCATGACGGCGAAGGAAACCGCGCGCCTCATTCGCGCCGTGATCGGGCTGACGGAACGCGATGCGAACGCGGTGATCACGCAACGCGTCGCACTCGCGAGCGACAAGATCATGAAGCCGTCGCTGGCGAATACGATCGCCGAGACCTACGGCAAGCGGCTGAACACGGCGCGCGCGAAGATGATCGGTTCGACCGAGACGAACATCGCTCGCAACAAGGGTCAGGAAGCCGTCTGGAAGGCGGCGCAGACGCGCGGATTCTTGGCGGCGGCTGTGATGCGACGCTGGCGCGTCACGGAAGATGAACGGCTGTGTAAGACGTGTCAGGCGATGGATGGGCAGACCGCGCCGCTTGACGGGTACTGGACGTTGCCGAATGGGACACAGGTACAGACGCCGGGCGAAGCGCATCCGCGTTGTCGCTGTGAAGAAGACTTGGAAGGCGTGCTCGCCTCGGAGGCTGCGTAATGCTGACCGATCCGCGTCGCCGGCAAGGCGGCTTCATTTGCGAGAAGTGCCGCGCGCCGTTCAGTGGCGTTACCGTGCGCGTGATGCTCTGTCCTGAGTGCAAGCACACGGCCGAGCAGCAGCGGATCGCGGCGGCCAAGCGCGCGGCGCGCGCGCGAAAATCACAAGGTGTGGTGGTGGGGACTTGCACACCCTCTACAGACGTGGTGTCCTGAGTTCCGTCACTCGGGTGTTGTCACCATGTTTCATGTCGCCAAGAAGGATTCGTCGCGTCAGATGGTCTTCGGCTTCGCGAACGTGAGCGTCGCAAAAGACGGGAACATCATCCGTGATCTGCACGATCACGAGATTCCGCCGGACGTGCTCGAAGATGCGGCGTACGATTTCGTGCTGCGCTTCCGTGATGCCGGCGAGATGCACGACGGCGGGACGACGGGCAAGCTGGTTGAGTCGTTCATGGTCACGACCGAAAAGCTCGCGGCGCTCGGCATTACGCAGGACATCCCGCCGCGCTGGTGGGTCGGGTTCAAATTCGATCGCGAGACGTTCGACAAGGTTGTCTCCGGCGAATACACGATGTTCTCGATCGAAGGCAAGGCCGAGATCGAAGAGGTTCCGTGATGGCGATTCGCTTCAAGAAGCTCACCGTCACGCGCGTCGATGCCGTAGACAAAGGCGCGAACTACGACCGGAAGACGGGCGACGGGTCGCACATCATGATTTACAAAGCGGCGGGCGCGTCATCGAAGCCGGGCGATCCGGATGTGACGTCGGACGAGGGCAAGCCGCCGCAGACGGTGATTCAGAAATTCCTGTCGCGGATCACGCAGTTCGCGAAGGAATACGAGCCGCCGACGTTCGACGAAGCACTGCTCGCGCGCCGGATGGACGACATCATGTGTGACATCTACGAACGCGTAGACGCACTGAACAGCGTCCTGTATGGCGTGGCGTATAACACGCCGAACCCGAAAGAGGCGATGCAGGCGGCGCTCGATGATTTCGCGGCGAGCTGCAAGGCCGCGCTCGAAGAGTGGTTCAAGGAAACCACGGACACGCAAAAGCGCGCGCCTGACGCGTGGTCCGATGAACGGCGAGCCAAGATCGAAAAGGCGCGCGACAACATGACGGCGCTGCTGGAACGCGTGATGATCGCGAAGGCGGCCGACGATCCGGAGACGAAGACCATGAGCGAGAAGACGCAGACCACGAATTCGCCGCAGGAAATCGACATCGCGAAGATGGTCACGGAGGCCGTCGCGAAGGCGATCGAGCCGATCAAGGCCGAGAACGAGACGTTGAAGGCGCAGCTCGAAGTCGCGAAGAAGGCGACGGACGACGCGGCGGCGACAGCAAAGGCCGAGAAGGACGCGCGCGAGCTGAGCGAACAGACGATCGAGTTGAAGAAGTTCGCGCATCTGCCGGTGGACGTCTCGAAGGACGCGCCGATCTTCAAGGCGCTGAAGGAAAAGGCCCCGGAAGAGTTCAAGCGCGTCGCCGAGCTGCTGAATGCGGCCGACGAACAGCTCAAGCTGGCGAAGGCGCTCGGCGCGATCAGCGGCGAAGGCTTCGTCGATCACTCGGGCACGGCCTACGAGAAGATTCAGGCCGCCGCGAAGGTGCTCGTCGAGAAGGGCGAAGCGAAGACGATTCAGCAGGGAATCGCGCTCGTCTCGAAGCGGTCGCCGGAGCTGGCCGAAGAGTACCGCAAGGAACAGCTCGCGCGCGCGAAGGCGCAGTAACGCGCGCGCCGCGCGTGAGTCGTAGGGGCGGAAGAGCGGGAGTACTTCAACATGGCTACCGAAAAGCTCGGATTCGAGATGACGTACGTCGCGGGCGCGGACCTGTCCGGCGCGACGAATCAGTATAAGTTCGTCAAGTTCAATGGCACCGTGGGTCCGACCGGTCAGCCGGAAGTGATTCTCTGCGCGGCTGTCACGGATAAGCCGTGTGGCGTGTTGCAGGAGAAGCCGCGACTCGGCGAAGCGTGCAAGGTGATCGTGTACGGCAAGACGAAGCTCCGCGCGGATGCGGCGCTGACGGTCGGGCTCTACATCGGCACGAGCGCGGACGGTGAGGCGGATGCGAAGGTCATCGGCGGGCAGGCCGGAACGTTTGCGCAGGCGGCGGAAGTCATCGTCGGCTACGTCTGCGAAGCGGCCGGCGCGGCTGGCGAGCTGTGCGGAGCCGTCATCAACTGCGCGACGCCTGTCGCGGCCCTGTAACCGGCCGCTGAAAGCGCGAGGGCTCGATTATGGCGGTTCAGACGCTCAGCAAGGGATGGATGAAGGTCGGCCGGCTGTTTGCCGGCGGCCTTCAGATCAAGAACGGACGCATCGGGTTTACGAAGGTTACGGTCTCCGTGAATCCGGCAAGCATTACCACGCTCGCCGTGGGTTCGACGGTCGTCGCGGTGACGGGCGTCAAAACGGGCGATACCGTCATCGCTCAGCCGCCGGCCGCGCTCGAAGCGGGGCTCGTGCTGGTGAGCGCGATCGCGACGGCAGACAATCAGGTCACGCTGCGGATCCTGAACGCCACAGCGGGAACCATCGACGCGGCGGCCGCAAATTGGATCTTCACGATCCTCGGGTAAGGCAGCTCGGGTAGTTGGGACGGTTCAGGGCAGGGAGCAACGATCATGCAGCCGACACTTCACGACGTCCACGTTGACGCGATTCTGACGAACATCAGCGTGGCCTACATTCAGAACACCACGCAGTTCATCGCGCCGCGCGTGTTCCCGGCCGTCCCGGTGGACAAGCAGTCAGACAAGTACTACATCTACGACAAGGGCGACTGGTTCCGCGACGAGGCCAAGAAGCGCGCGCCGGCTACGGAGTCCGAAGGCAGCGGATACCATCTGTCCAACGACTCGTACGGCTGTGACGTGTGGGCGCTCCACAAGGACGTAGCCGATCAGATTCGCATGAACGCGGACGCCGGGATCAACGTCGATCAGGACGCATCCGAGTTCGTGATGTCGCGGCTGATGTTGCGCCTGGAACGGCAGTGGGCGGCCGACTTCTTCGTCTCCGGCGTGTGGGCGACGGACATGACGGGACAGGCGACGGCGGACGCGACGCACGCCGTGTTCTGGAACGACTATCTGAACTCCGATCCGATCGGCGACGTCGAGAAGGCGAAGCGGGCGATTCTGCTCGTGACCGGCTACCGGCCGAACAAGCTCGTGATCGGCTACGACGTCTGGGTCTCGCTGAAGAATCATCCGGACCTGATCGATCGCTACAAGTACACGACGGCGCAGGTGCTGACGGAAGAACTCGTCGCGCGGCTCTTCGGCGTGAACGAGATTCTGGTGGCCGAATCGATCGTGAATACCGCGACCGAAGGGGCGACGCCG